CTCAAATATTGTGCTGATAACGCCGGTGGGGTTATGCTGTCCGGCAAGACCACTGACAATATTCGCCGACATCCAGGGAGACACCGCAACATTGATAGGATCATTGTCAGGCACAAGGCTGTTTTTCAGCTTTGCCCTAAGAGGCAAATAACCTTCAATTATTGCGTCAGGCACGGCAAGGCTGGTGAACGCTTCGGAGTGCCTTGCGTACTGCGCCATTTTGGTAGCGCAATCCTTGTCAACATACGCCGCCAGTTTCTTCGCCTGCGGCGTGACATATCTTTCGATAATGTCATCAAGGCTCGTTGCCAATTCCGCATCCGAAAACTCCAGATCAACACCAATCGGGGTGTCAATCGTAAGCTCGTGGTATGTTTCCGTAACTGACTGTTGCGTCATCGTCCAGCCACTACGGACATTTGCTATAATAGGGTCACGGACGTGCAGGGTCGGGCCGATTTTCTGGCCGTCATAACCTGTCTGCGATCCGAAATCTTCCTCAAACTCGTGATTGAGGTTCTTGGCGAAAACTGTGTTATTGTGGAATACCTGTAAGAATTTTCGCGTTATTTCAAGTGATACTGCACGAGAATCTGCCATAATTTACTTGCTTTCTATGCGCTCAACCTTTCCCCTCGACAAGTTTTTTCTGCTCCATTTTAAACCAAGCCTCATCGGTAAGTTTACTCTTGTCTATTTTTCCAGAATCGCCCGTTCTTTCGGGCGGCTCAATTGGCGGTTTCGCGCTTGTTGGTTTCTTTGTTACTGGTTTACGTTTTTCTGCAATGTCTGCCTCTATCCGTGCCTCGATTTTTCCAACTTCGCGGGCGGCACTCGCGGGCGACATCCTAAACAAATCAGCGGCCTTGTCAGGATTCTTAGCCATATAGTAGCGCAAATGATTAAGTAACGGCGACTGCACCATAGCTTCTGCCGCAGCGTCCGGTACTCTCACGTCAGCGGCATCATCCATGATTTCATCGTAATCAGGATTGATTTCCCGTACCTTTTCTTCAGGTTCCGCGTTTAACGGTTGCACCTGCTGTTGCGGTATGGGTATCTTTTGCACTGCTTCTCTTACCTTGTAATCCGTCAAGGCTTCTATGTACTGCGCCTCTGTTGCAAACTGTTCCCGCGTGGGCGCTTGTGCCTGTTGCGTCGGCTGCGCTTGCTGCGCTAAAAGACGTTCTGCAATTTCGGCACGAGCTTTTAACTCATACTTTTCGCGGGTTAGCCTGTCAATGCGTCGCTGTACTCGGTTTTCCTTGTGTTCCCCTTCCGTTTGCTTTACCGCTTCTGCTGCGGCTTTCTGTTCCTCAGTTTGTTCTGCCGGTTTTTCAACAGACTTTTCCTCTGTTTCGACAGGCTTCTGCTCTGTCGTTTCTTCTGCCGGTTTCTGTTCCAGCGTATCAGTTGTCATTATTCGCCTCCTGGGCGTAATTGTTCGCGTCGAACGGCGACGCTGCCGGTCCTGCGGGATTTTTTCGCAGAGTTTAACGTATCCAATTTAAGCGCAGTGTCTACTGCGTGTTTTTTCTGTTCCGAGTGTTCGTGTATGATTTGTGATTCAAGCCCCATTTTTGCTTTCTGTATCTCCGCTTCTGCCCTGATAACTGCCGCATCGGCCTGCACCTGTTGCGCCCCTTGCTTGTCCTTTAGTGCCTGTTGCAACTGCGAAATCATTGCCTGCATCTGCTGATTCTGCGCCATTGTCATCTGGTGGGCCTGCATGAGCTTTTTCATATCCATGATAACGGTTTGCATCTGCTGCTGCGTCATATCGCCGGACTGGTCATCTTCCGCAATGATCCCCGGCATTGTATTCATAGTCAGGCGCTTCAACCTCTCTGCCGCCTCATCACTAAGCGGGAAATCAAGCTGTTTCATGGTCAAATCAGACAACACTTGTGATACTTGCGGGTTATTCATGGCCTGCATAAAGTTTGTAAGATTTTGTACAGCCTCTATACGCTTTGTGTCATAGCTTGGGCCGGTAGTAATGATAACCTCGTACTGTTCTGAATCATCGGTCAGCGTATAATTGGGTTGATCTGCTTCTGGCTGGTCTGCGTTAATCTTCACAATCTTATCCGTCATATCAACGCCAAGAATGCGTATCATGCGCTCAGTATCGTAAATTTTAAGGATTCCATTTAACACGCGGCCAAGGTGCAGTACTGACAACGCTACATTTTCAATGAAATGATAGTTAGCCGTTGCGCCCTGGCGTATGCGGGCGTTTATTGCCCGCCCGCTTGTTTCACTGCTTGGAGCACCAACATCAGCTTGATAAATGCCTGTGGTTTCCCGCATTTGCTCTGACGCAAGCTCAATACCTCTAAGCAATGCTTCCCCACCCTGCGGCGGTTGACTGCGTAGCGGCAGCGGCAATAATTGACCACCTATCACAACGGCGTTTCCCGGTAGATAAGCGTGGTTTCTTATGTTGGCCGTGCGGTATACTTCCTCGTGCCCTTCAAAAACTTCCTTGTACCCGACATACGGGGCTTTAGGTTGTAGCGCAACCTGTTCTGTAAAGGTTGTATACCAGTAGTTGTACGCTTTCTGTGCGTCCTTTTGTGTACGTGTAAGCCCTGCAAGAATCTTTCTACCATCAACAACCAACTCAGCACCCACCACCATTATCACGGGGATATATTCACCCGGAAACTCTTTTTCATCCAGCACATCATTCTTGGTGATTTTGCGCCAAATAACCTTGCACTTGCGTACCTTGCGCTTGCTTACATAGCTTTCCGGCTTTGTGTATGTGGTTTCTCCACTTTCCAGCAAATACAAATCCGATGTCTCGTATTCCTTATCAAAATATTCATAGATGTAAATAAAATCAGGGCTTCCCCACTGGTCATTATCGCCAATACCAACATCTACATACGTTGTCATGTCAGCGTCGGGGTACTCTGCTGCAAAATCATCCTTAGATATTTTTGTGCGGATGAAACAATGCGGCATGTCTGAACCATCCGCCTTGTGCATTAGATGCAGTGGCGCGTACACGCTCAATGGATTTTCTATGCGATCAAGTACGGCTTCTTGTTCAAATGTGTCGGGCGAGCAGTATCTTGTTAATACCCGCATCCAGCCTATTCCGCACTGCACTTGATACTGTGCGGCCATGTTTATTGCATTCTTACTCTCAACATTTTCAAGAATGTTGCGCACCAAACCGTCACGCACCATTGCATTGTCTTTCTTACTTTCATTTTTGGGGCGTATCTTGGGCTGCGGTTTGTTCTGGCGGATGTCGTTTATAACTTGGTTATTGTAGGTATTTACTTTGTTAATCGTGAGGGCGGGACGTTCTGCCTTTTCGCGGTCACGCACCATAGCCTCTGACCATTGCTTGTTACCGCAGAACTCCAAATCTTCAAGGGCAAGTGTCCGCATGTCCGACGTTGCCTGAATAATTGCCTTCAAGCGGGCGTCAGCTATTGCAAGAGTTTTCTCTTTGCCTGTCAGCTGCTTAGTATCTACTGCCGGTTCTGCTTTATTCATTTAATTTAACCCCGCTTTATTCATTTTCTTTTCAATCCTGGCGTTAACAATTGCTACAAATTCTTTACCTAACTGTTCCGGCGTTGCGTCTGGCCGCAGTTCCATTTGCTTTTGCATCCATTTCACCGCAGCCTTATCAAGCTTATCAATAAAGCCCTTACGCTGCGCTCTGCGCTGCGCCCTATTCATCGTTTACCCCATCCAACTATCGTGACTGCTTCGTGAATCGCGCATAAACGCACCATGCAAAATGCCAACATCCTGCGGCTGCGTCTTAGGCTGTTCATTCTTTGCTACAAACAAAGACCGAAACGCAGTCAGACCATATCGCGTTTCATCACATACATGGTCGTAATCATTGGCCGATATGTCATCGGGATTATCAGGATCACGCACTTGCATCTGGAAATATTCTTCAAACGTGCTATTGTAGCCGTCAAACGCATAGCATTTAGGCAGCTTTGTGATTGGATTAATGCCAAAATAATCTTGTACCACAACCCAACCATTAGGCCGATTATTTATTGCAGGCTCCATTTTAAAACCCTTATCAATGAAATAATCGGCCACACTGCGCGGCTGCGCGTCAATGCCAATCTCCTTATTTTTGGCAAATATTGACGGATCAGCAAAAACCTTTATAGGCATTTGTCCATTTGTCCAGGTGAATGATTTAACATAATCGTGAAGCTCTAAAGCCTGCTCACCAGCCGTGTGCCCTAATCGGTGATACCAAGTAAATATTCTGTGGGGTGTGTTGCTTTCGTCTATGTGCCACATTCCAAATGAGGAATGTCCTGACTCGCTTGAACCAAAATCGAAAGAACCATACAGCCGTTGATTTTCAAATTTGCGAGGCTGCTCCTTTTCTGGCATAGACGTGAACATAAGACCAGCAAGCGCGTTCCAATCACCTTCCAGCCACGCCTTTTGTATAGCGGGTGGTAACAGTCGTAATGTCTGTTCATATTCTTTCGGCAGTTTTGTATTCTCGCGCAGTTTTAACCTGATTAAAATGCGCGACAATCCGCTCACAGGATCAATAAACGTCTTACCATCGCAACAATCTACAAATCTGCGCTTGCACCAAAAATGACCGACATTGCCAGGGTTAAACGTACTCATGACTTGCGGATGCAGTTCTGGGATAGTGGATCGACAAGACCCAAGCAGCATTAAATACCGCTGTTCTTCTGGTATTAAATTCAATTCCTCAATTAATATTTTGTGGTATTCGTGGCCGACATAATGTGACCAGGAGTCTTTATCTTTTAAGTGACCAAGTGTTCCCATTCCACCAGCGGGAAAATGTAAGGCAGATGGATTCCCGCCAACCTCAATATTTGGGAACATCACCTTAAAATGAAATTTCCAGTCTTCTAAATCTGTGGAGTTTTTACGGAGAATTAAACAGCGAAACAAATGGTTATTTGTGTAAATATCATCAGCACCAATCCACACACGGCCAATTTCACTTTTACCGCCCCCGCGTTCCGCACCAAGACCAACCTCAAACTCTGACCTTGCAAGC